CTCATCTGTAGAACAAATACACCATCATCAGCAAGAATAGAATGAGCATCACGAATAAATGGGCGAGGGTCGTTCAAATCATAGAACATAGCAATACAAGTAATAACCTTTACCTTTTCATTGCCATAACCAAGACTATCATATGCTTCACGACTAAAAAAATCTTGCTTGACTTCTGCAACCTTGCTGCTCTCTTCATAATATGAATCATCAGCAGGATCAATACCCAACTTAATCATATTATCAGTAACCTGACGAAGCAATGTACCATCATTACAAGCAATATCAAGCCAGATATCACCATTATTGATCTTTGTGCGGCTTGTAATTTCGGCTACGATTTCACCCAACTGCTTTGTCATGCTTGTATTGATACCACTACGATACCAATACTGTCCATACATCTTGTCAAGTGGTGCAACACCATCAAGACGAGCAGCACCAATAGTTTTGTCAAGATACAAATCAAGACTCCATGGTTTTGTTTCACGCATTTCTGCGCCTGGTTTCATAAAATCACTTACATAGTGATCGCCTAATTCTAGTATCTTTTTCATTGATTATTCCTCATGTATAACTTTTTGCTTCGACGATAGTGCTATTGCACTTTTTGTTGATGGTTTGTTTAATTTGCGCACGACGAGTATTTGCCGCATAGGTAGAACTTGCAATATGAACAAAGTCGGTATCATATGGTTTTTTGTCTGTGGTAGAACCATATGTTCTTGCAAGGTCTTCATTGCGCCAAATAATTTTATTCACTTCTAACAATTCTGTAATTTCTTTCTTTAAATCAATATCTTCGAACTTTCCAGTAAGTGCGGTTAATTCGTTTAATTCACGTTTGATATGATTTAGTTTATCAAAATCTGTTATTTCTTGCAATTTAATTTGCAAAATTGTAATTTTATCATACAATTCTCCAACACCAATTGGCGCAAGAATCATTGTCATGCGTATGCCTTTGCAAGTTTAAAATCGTTTTCACACATATCATTTACAAGGTCTTGTAATGTATATTGTGGTTGCCAACCAAGAACTTCACGTACTTTTGTTGCATCGCCTTGAATATTGACAACATCGACTGGACGATAAAATTCAGGATTCACACGAATCATAACATCGCCTGTTACACTATTGCGAGCAACTTCATCAATGCCGTTGCCTTCCCATAGTAGCTTAATACCAAAATATTCAGCGGTTGAATTACAAAAATCACGGATGCTGCTTTGAACACCTGTTGCTACAACATAATCATCTGGTGTATCATGCTGTAACATCATCCACATTGCACGAACATAGTCTTTGGCATGTCCCCAATCACGAAGCGAGTCCATGTTGCCAAGTTCTAGAACCTTCTGTTTGCCCAATACCATGTTGGCAAATGCCTTGGTAATTTTACGAGTAACAAACAGTTCGCCACGACGAGGCGACTCATGATTGAATAGCAAGCCATTGCAACCAAAAATTTTATAACTTTCACGATAATTTACTGTAATCCAATAAGCATAAAGCTTGGCAGCACTATAAGGTGAGCCAGGATAAAATGGAGTATCTTCCTTCTGTGGATTAAACTTTTGAATACCAAACATTTCGCTCGTAGATGCTTGGTAAAACTTAGTCTTGTTTGTTAGTTTAAGACTACGAATACTATCTAAAATACGTAGCGGTCCTAGTGCATTTGTATCACCAGTAAGTTCTGGCATATCAAATGATACCTTAACATGACTTTGTGCAGCAAGATTGTAAATTTCATCTGGCTCTACTTTGTCAATAAGGTTACGGATGCTATTTGAATCACTTAAGTCACCATTATGAAACTTAACTTGATCTTTTACATCTTGAATATTTGGGTGGTCAAAGTTTGCGCTACGACGAATAAGACCATGAACTTCATAACCTTTGCTTAGTAGCAGTTCTGCTAGATAACTGCCGTCTTGACCGGCAATGCCTGTAATAAGTGCTTTCTTCATTTTATCCTCGTTGATATCTTGTATATATTATTGATTATATGCGTAGTTAAATTTTATCCGATAGTAAAATCTTCCATGCCAGCAGTTTTCAGTTTGACCATGTGACCAAGCATAAAATTCTTGCTTTCAAGTGCTTTCATGATTCCTAACCATCGATTGCGTAGTAGTGCAACTTCGTTAATGATGGTTTCAAAGTCAATGACTTCTTCTTCGCCATCAACATACTTTTCAGCATCACGTGCTGTAAGCGCACGAGCATAGTGTTCTAAGTATTTTTGAAAATGTTTGCGACGAATTTTTCGTAATTGTATGTTAAGATGATTAAGAATAGCTTCAATTTCTTGCAGTTGGTTAAAACGATGCTCAGTTATGCCAGGCAAACCGCTAAGATTTTTTTCAACATTTCCATAAATGCCAATATCACGTTTGGCATTTTCTAATTCAACCTCATAATAGCTTATGAAGTTGGGAATATTTGATAAATCTTGTGTAACTTTTGAATACCAACTACTCATATACTGCTATCTTTCATTTCACATCTTTGAATAATATGTGATAATTTTATTTTATTATAGTCAATGCCAATCATATCTAACATAATACTTGCTAATTTACACTGATACATAATGTTTGGCACGGTATTACTGTTAGAAAAATCATGCTGTTTATAATGCTCGCTACTCTTATAATCTTCATATATTATAAATGTTTTATTCAAAGATGTCAAATCAAAAGCATCAATTAAATTCCAATTTATTGAATATCCTTGTATAATTTTCAATACAATGTTGCGACTTTTGCAAAACGTGTCTAACATAATTAATTGATTTTGTAGCGTCCAAATTTCATATCTTTCACTATAAAGCCATTCGTAATAATACTTTTTGCTAATATGATCGTCACTTGAACTACTTGGCCATATATTGTTCCATGTAAAATTTCTAATTTTATCAGGAAGGACCAATTCATTAATCTGATCTGTGCTTTCTATAGCCACATCTAATTTACCAGTGCTTGTTAGTTGGCATATTACATGAGTAGGGTTGTGTTTGATAATACCATCAATAAGTTGATTAATGATTGTTTGATTGCTAATTGCAGGCCCACTTGCATCAATTAATTTGATACCAATTGCACGAGCAATATGTGACCATGTTTTACGTTCGCCAGCAAATGTTATTCCACAACCACTAATTAATAATTTGTTTGACATGAACGTTTTCTTTAGAAAAATGATCTACAGCATTATCAAGATTTTCAGGACAAATACTGCATATTGATTCTGGTACATTTATAAAATCTGTTATTAAATGCAAATCATCAACCGAACTAACTGGATTATAATTATACAAATTTTTATAAGCAACTTCAAGTAAATTTGCAATAGCTGCACATTTATATAATGAATTACGATATAATATGGGAGTATCGGGACTGCCACATATAGAATGTGCTTTTGTTGGATCACTGCTATATGGTATAGGTTTGTTGTTTTCGATATTATATGGCATTACAAAATTTTTAAAACGACTCATATAAATTTTAACATCCTCGCTTACAAATTGTAAAAACTTATGAGATTTTTTATCTGCAAATTTTTGAGTAAGCCAATTGGATTTAATTTTTAAAATTTTTGCTATTTTATCAGTAATAACTTTTTTATGGTCATTGCGATGTAGGCTAACTTGTATTTCTAACTTGCCAAAATTAAACCAAACATGTGGTTCATATCTATCTAACAAATAACCATTAGTAATTAATCTTATAGTACTGCGTGACCAAGATTCTCTTACTACTTGAAGAATTGATAGTAACTTTGGATGTAAAAGCGGTTCGCCGCCAAATATTGAAATAATATCAGGTTCAATATGCTGTGACCAATACAATATAGATTTTTTTAATTCTTCAAAATTTTCAACACCATTTCTTGGAAAATCACTTAGACTGATGCATCCTTTGCACGAAACATTACATGAGTATGCTACCATAATGTCTAAACGATTGATATTCTTTTTCATATTTTGTTAGCAATTCTCTATCGATGTCTATCTTTAATTTATCTTTTATTTTTTTAACTATAGAATCAATATCTTCTATTAATTCTCTAAATTCTATCACAACATCATAACAACAGTCTGGTTCTTCGTGTGGAAAATTTTCAAGTAATTCAGCGATCCATTTTTGTTTATTTTCTTTTGTAGGCTCAATACCTTCTGACACAAGTAAAATATCAAAATTATCCATACTTAAATTAATTTTTTTTAATAATTCTTTGTTATTTTCAAATTGAAGTTTAATATATCCACTCCATTCCCTAATACCAAATTGTTTTGAATTTAAAACTTTTTCCTCAATACATCGTACAACATATAAGTGATATTGCATTTGAGTAGGATATTGTATTCTAATAGATTTACAATCGCCTAATAAACTTTGGGCTAATAAAGTTTTTTGATGATTTGGTACTATAATATGTTTTTCATCAAGAGGTGGTATTGTTTTAATTTTTGGATTAATTTTTAAAAATTCTTGACCAAAAACATCTAAAACTTTAGTTCTTTTGTTTAAGGTTTTTCTTTTTAATTCATGGCATTGTGGCGATTTGCTTAATGCATAAGAAAAATATTCTCCGCCACAGCCATGATCATAATCAACAAGTATAAATGACATTACTCGTCATCGTCATCTTCATATAATTCTTCTACATCAAGATGTTCAGCAATTGCTGCTCTCATGGCACTATCAACGGCTAGTTCTTGTAAATCGTTGTCTGTAATGCCTAAATCAACCAATTCATTAACAACATGGTCTGCTGCAAT